ATTGTCGACACATTATCCGATAAAGAGGAGATTGTATCAACCTATGCGCTTCGTCCTGAAGAACTTGATAGAATTTGTTTGAAATAACAATTTTTTAACTATAATTCAATTAAGATTTAATATTTATTAGTAATAAACATTAAATCAAAAAAAAACCAATTTAACATGTTAAATTTAGACGACGAACAAGTATTACCAGCAGATGACGCTAACGAAACTACAGCGGTTAATGACCAAATTACTGACGCTACAGATGAAACAGCTGATGATGCTGTTGAAGTAGACGAAGATGCTACAGATGTTGTAGCTGATGATGCAGTAGAAGTTGATGATTCAGAAGATGAGTCTGACGACGAAGATGATTCAGAAGACGATGAAGACGATTCAGAAGATGACGAATAAAACATTAAACCCTCTTTTTAGAGGGTTTTTTATTTATATTGTTTAATATTTATAACAATATGAAAAGGATAATTGCATTGTTATTAATAGTTGGTTTGGTATCTTGCGTTACAACAAGACACCATCGTCATCATCATCATTTTAAATATGGTACTGGCTCAAGTTGGGACTATATGAGACATCACGGATAAATTATTCCCTATAGTGATATGGGGTTTTTTATTGTGACATATTTTTATTATATTTGTTGTAAATGAACAAATATTTAGCAATTTTATTTATATTTTTAACCTACACAGCTTCGCAAGTTTTCACTTTCTTTCAGTTGCAAGGACATTTATTCAGCAAATGGATAAAAGACCATCCGATGCTTATGACGCTATTCGGAATTCCAATAGGTTATCTTGTTATTATGGCATCCCGAGAAATGATCATTTTATGGGACGGAAGAACTTGGCCCAATAGATTAATTGGTTTCAGTCTTGGAGTGGTTATATTCACGCTTATGTCTTGGATAGCACTTAAGGAACCTCTAACATTAAAAACAATTATTTGTTTATTGTTATGTGCTTTGATTCTTATTATACAAATTATATGGAAATAAATTATATATCCAAGCATTTCATTTCACCCTTTGGAGAATATCCAAAATTTCCAATGTGTAAATCCAATCTTGGTTTCACTTTACTTACAATACTTTTTACGATTGATAAGAAATTAGTCCATTTTAAAAATAAACTAGCAGCCTTTTTATCATAGGTCTTTAGTTTATTAATAATATCTGATTCATATTGAACGTCATCTTGATTAACTATTTCATTGAATATATTATCGATATCACCCATATTATCTTCATCAATAAAACCAATATCCGTTAATTTTTCTTCCAAATACGCCCATTCTTTCTTAACTCTTTGAGTATCAAGTCTTTCCACTCCAACATAGTCCCATCCTTTTTTTAAAATCCCACGTTTATGTACAATTGGAAAATACTTAGGATTATTCTTAAAAATATCGTACCATTGATCTACATAACCTTTTGGCCCTGTTTTATATAACAAATTTCCACTATGTTCAGCTTTATAAATTTGATGAGTTACACCTGCACCATATACATCCTTTTCTTTAGTACCTAATTCTTCCAATTCATAATTCTCCAAAATAATGGAATGTAATATATCTTTGAATTTCATAATTAATAAATATTTATAAAAAACGATTAAAACTTCTTCATATAAAGATACCCAGGGTTTGAAGACCCTGCTTAGGACCGGGACTAGTTAATAGTGTCGTCGGGATAAGAATTCGCTACTCTTATCCCATTTTTTTTGTATATATTTGTTAATATCATAAAATATACATATTTTTGCATTTTAATATTTAAAATAAATCTTATGGCCAGAACATCAAGAAAAGTTGCAAAAAAAGCATCGCGTGCTCTTAGAAGCAAAAAGACAACAAAAGCTTATAAATCTGTTGCAGGTAGTGCATTAAGACAACGTAGAAAGAAGTAAGTTAAAACCATTTAATATCATCTCCTACCGCTTCAAAGCCATTTAAAAAGCCGTCTGAATTATCTTCTAACACTTTTTTTCTTTCGGGTGGTAATTTCGAGTACGATATACTTGATTTAAAGGTTCTCTGTATTTTTTCTTTTCGTAATAATGGGTCAGATGATTTGTAAAACATACCGGTCACTTTTTTATATTTCCCTTTTTTAACAGCGCCTTTAAAAATATTTCCTATTAAGCTTGCTTCATTTTGGTAAGCGTTGTTGGTCATTGTGGCTAAAAAATCTGCACCATCCATATTAATAATACAAATAACATATTGAACTTTTTTTTCAGATATTTCATTGGAAATACCTAAATTCGAACTATCTTTTTTAACACTCACATTGAAACCTAACCCCATAGAATTGATTCTATTCATTTGTTGTATAAATCTCCAATCGTGATGACAATTAATTTCTTTCTGTAACCAATACACGTGAATCATTTCGTGAGCTAAGGTGTCTTTGAAATCTTTGTATTTGATTTCGTAAAATCTTGACATCCCTAAAGATTTGATTTTGATTTCTCCTGTTAATCTATTTCTTGTCGCTTTTACCACCCCGTGAGCTGCTTTGCGTGTATTCCATAACATTTCCACAGGATATAGTGAATCATTAAACAAAAGTTTGTTTAATTTGGTAAATTCTCTTTGTAAGTCTATTTCATTAAAATCTACGATTTCATCATCTGTGTGATCTTTAACTTCATTAATTAATTTCATAGTTAATAAATATTTGAGTTTAGTGCATCGGATCCGGTCTTGTTAACCGGGATTGATATATTTATATCTTATGAGCACAAATATACTAGAAGGATTAGAAGAAACGGTACCTTTAAATGATTTTCGTAAATTGGCGTATCATTTATTTACCGCATTAAAATCTGTGTCAGAATCAGATATCGCATTCACAATTGAACAAACTTTAATTAGAGATAACTCATTTTCACCTGAGGCGAAAAGCGCGTTAATTGGAGCAAAAGAAGCAGCTAAAAAACATAGCCAAAGAGATGATGTTAGATTAACTCATATTAGTCAGGACAGAATGAATGAATCAATAAATAAATTTAAAAAATTAATTAAATAATTTTATGGGATCAGCAGCACCAAAACCAATGCCACAAAGAAGTAAAAAATCTGGCAAAAAGAAAATGAAATTGGTAAAGGCCAATTTGGAAATTTTGAAAAAATTAAAAAATAACTAAAATATAGAATATGAAAGTTGTTGTAACTGAAACACAAATTCAAAACATCCATTCAAAAATGAAAGATGTTGATGAAGATATATTTCTGAAAAAAGACCCGAATACTCAAAAATTAATTGTTTTCTCTGATAAAGAAGATAAGAACGCAAGAACCAAAGAAACAATTAGTTTGGCAAAAGAATTTAGAAAATTAGGTTTCGATTGGAAACCAGATTTGGGCCATTGGGTTGGTGATTATGATAAATTACCAATTATCAATGAATTAATTAAGAAATACAATAAAGTAAAAGGTATTATCGATCAATTAGAAAAAATTGAAGATTTTGTTGAGTCACAAGATGTTGACCCAACAAAGAAGAATATCATAATGGATAATCTTGAGAAATACATTAACGACTTAGCGAATGCAACTGACCAAGCTGCATTAGACGCGTCCATTAGAAATTACTTAACTTTTTACAGTAAATTCCACAACTATTCATTAACTAATACTTGGCTTATATTTTTACAAAAGAGAGACGCAAAAAAAGTTGCGGGTTACAATACTTGGAAAAAATTAAATAGAGGAGTTAAAAAAGGTGCAACCGCAATTTATATTTGGTTCCCTATGCAAGTTAAATCTGATGACGTAAAAACAGATTATGCTGATAGCAAAGAATTGGATGCTGAAGTTAAATCAGGTAGAATGACTACAAGATTCAACTTAGGTAAAGTTTATGATATATCAGATACGTACCCTTTAAAAGAAGGTGAAGATGTTCCTGAAACTCCAATATGGTACGCAAGTAATGAACCAAGTGAGGTAGCTGATGAGTTGGTTATGAGATTAAAAGATTTTGCTGCAAGTTTGGGTATTAAGATTACACAAGACACAGCGAAAGGTGGTGAGAAAGGATATAGCGCCGGCGATCATATCAATCTTTCTTCAGATGTTGCAGGTGTTGGTGCAGCAAGTACGCTTGTACACGAAATGGCTCACGAATTATTACATTGGAGAGATAAATCTATATTTCATATTCCTGATGAAGGTGACGACATTATGAAAATGTTGAAAGGTGATAGAGAAATGAAAGAGCTACAAGCTGAATCAGTTTCATACGTTGTTATGAAACATTATGATTTACCAGTTACACAACATCCAACTTATTTGGTATTGTGGAAAGCAAATAGAGATAAGATTATGAAAAATATGCATATTATTACAAAATGTGCAAAATTTATAATTGACGGTATCGATTCTGCTGAATTAAAAAAACCAGAAGTACAACAACCCCAAATTAATGAAAGTATGAAATTAACAGATATATTAACTGAATCAAAAGCATTTGACACATTTGCTGAAAAAAGAATGGGTGGTGCGGAAAAAATTGCTGATAGCGCAAAAGAAAAAGGCGGACCATCAATGTTAACCTATCATCACTTCAAAGTCAAACTTCCATATTATAAGAAAGCCGCTGAAGGTAAATTTGATATGGCCGAAGCAAAAAAAGAATTCAATCAATGTGTGAAAGAATTATCTGATGATATGGAACAAATTGCATTCCAAAAATTAGTAGGAAGAATCGAAGTTCTTGGTGAATTAATTATAAAACACAAATGAGAATAGTACTAACTGAGAGTCAATTAAAATTTATATTAGAGGATACTATTGCTAAAAATCCTATGTCAAGAAATTATGAAGAGACAAAAAACCAATGGTCTCAAATAAATTCTATCCCTTCAGATAGACGTGGATTCGGTGAAGGAGTGTCTCCAAACTTCCAATCTGCAAAAAATACCGCGATGCAAAATGCAAAAATGGTTATAGGTAAAAAAGCAGGTGATTATCATTTTAAAACAAAAATCGATAATACATTGGTGAAAAAAGAAAATGGAGTTTTCAAATATCTAATCATTCTTTATCCTGAAATGGACGAGGTTAAATTTGGTCAAGACGCCGCTCTTGCTGTAAATCCAGGTGACATTTATTTTAGTTAAACTATTTATTTTATATGAAATTATTAGACCTCATAAATGAACATTACAATAGTGATACATTATATCCTAAAGACAAAATTTTGAGGTTACTTGAGAAAGCACCTAAGCATTTAAAAGAGTTAGGTAAGAAACTCCCCAATATTGAATGCGAGAACGATTTAGGTCAAAAAACAATTTGTACACGTATACCTGAAGTCCTATACATTTACTTTACAGGTGGGTATTAATTAAAATGTTTTATTAAACTTAAAAATTGAAGTATTTATATATTAAAATAGATTAAATGATAAGTGCAGCTAATTCTCTTACCGGTTCAACACAAGTATTAACTGGTTTAACATACATAAATAACGTAATTACCGCAGCAACGGCAAATGGCCAATTTGAAGTAACAATTGATGGTATCTATATGGACGATAATGCTGCTTCAGTGTTATATAATACATATGGTTATACTGTAACTAAAAGAACTTACGATATGGGTTTATACCCAAGTTACGTAATTAACTGGGCACCAGCTCCAACAACCACACCAACACCTAGCGTTACCGCAACAAGTACTCTTACTCCAACTCCAACACCTACAACATTTTATGGTGTAACTGTGAATTATTATTGTTATAATATATCACAAACAGATTTGAATAATGCAACAGGTAACTCAGGTCCATATGCAAACTATAATGGTGTTTTATTTGCAATTGTTAGAGATAATGGTGCGCATCAAGTACAATCAGCTACATTTAATACAGCAGGATTTTATACAAATGGATTAACATCCGCTCTTAATATTGGCGATCCACAATTTGGTTATTACCAAAATAATGTATTCATAACAGATGGTTTAAGTAGTGTTCAAATTAATAATGGTAACATACCTTGTATACCACCAACCGCAACACCAACACCTACTGTTACTCCTACAAAAACAAATACACCGACACCAACACCAAGTGTTACACCTACTTTAACACCAACACACACAACCACATCCACACCAACTCCAACTCCGAGTGTTACACCTACTTTAACACCGACTCATACAAATACACCTACTCCAACCCCTACTGTACCACCAATTGTTTATCAATCATATGATTACCAAGTTAGTGGAACAGATTTAGCTTTGGCGACAGGTAATACAGGAATTTATTCTGGATACAATGGAGCGGTAGTTGCTATTGTAACAAATGGTTATAACTGTTCGAATAAAACTGTTCGTACATTCACATATCCTTATACTTCAGCAGGACAATATTTGGAGTGGTTAATTTCACCTGTAACTAATGTACCGGTATTTGGTTATTATCGAAATAATGTATTGGTTACAACGGGATTAGTTTCTACACAAACAATCAATCCTGCTGTACCTTGTTAAACTTAATTAAAAAATAAAAGTATTTATATAAAAACAAAAAAATGGCTAAAAAACTTAAAATAACTGAAGATCAATTAAAAAGATTGATTGCTAAACAGAAAATGATTTCAGAACAACCTGGTGATGCATCAGTTAATTTCGATATAAGTAACGATTCTCAATTCACAACTAAAAATATGAATGAACACGAAGGTGAAGAAAAACACTATATGTTCTTCAATAGTTTAGAAGAAATAAAAAGAAAAGCAGAGTTACTTTTGAATAAAATCGATCACGAAATGATGGATAAATTATTGGATGAGCACGATTGGGCTGCTGCTCATATTACTACTGCAGAAAATGATTTATCACAAGTTTTTGATTTCTTTATGAATAAAGCAAAAGGTGATCACGTTGATAGCGATATTGAAGACAATCCGCACGATAAAGGAATGGATAACGAAGATAAAGAGGACGATGAAGAAGAAGATATGATGAATAAAAACATCAAAGGACACGAAGATGAAGATAAAGAAGAGGATGAAGATAAAGAAGAGGATGACAAAGAATTAAATGAAAGCATCAAGAAAATAAAAGCAAACTTCCAAAGATTTTTATAAAAAACTTCGAAAAAAAGAAAAACCTACCAGAAATGGTGGGTTTTTTTATTATATTTATATTATATGAAAATATTGATATCCGAATCGCAATTTAAAAACTTAATTAAGGAATATAACGATGGTGGAGCTGATTATATTAAATGCGACCATTGTTATGGATTGGGTAAAATGGAAGATGGAAAAATGTGTGATAAATGTGATGGTACGGGTAAAATGTCACCTAATGCTCACGACTTAGCTTCAGGGACCGATAGATTTTTAGCATCACCTGGCGCGGACACATTTGCAGGTTGTTCACCTCCCGATGGTCCTAATACAAGTTTAACTGAAAAAGTTGAAGGAGATAAAGTTATATGTGATAAATGTGGATGGTCTTGGGATATTTCTGATGGCGAAAAAGATCCTTATACTTGTCATAAATGCGGTAATAAACACGCTGAATTAGAAGAAAATATTAATCCTAACGGAAGAAAAACATTAAATTTTTTTGATTTAGTCAGTAAACGTATTATTTGGATTACTGAACCACACACTAATGGTGAAAGAGATAAACCAAATTGGGAACATGACACAAATGTTATAACTCTATGGAATGTTGAACATCCTGAACCGGGTCAAGAATGGGTTAGACAAGCAATACACTTCCCAAAAAACAATTCAGTTAAGTGGTGGAATGATGTGGGGCAATTTCAATTATCTGATGATAAGTACAATCAAATATTAAGAAGTATAGAAATATATAATAAGAGAAACGAAAAGGATAAAGACGCTAAATTCATTACCTGTAGAAATTGTAGACATAAGTTCACACAAACCACACACAAGAAAAAGAAATCATTACCTATTTGTCCAACTTGTGGTACTCACAATAAAGAATATAAATAAAAAAAGGGACTCTCGCCCCAATTTTTAAAACCTTGTGATATTATTTATTAGAATTTTGTTCCGCAGTGTGGACAGAATTTATGGTTATCTTTCTTTCTTTTTGCACCACACTCTGTGCAATAAGTTACCAAATCTTCCTTAACCAATGGTTTAATCGATTGAGGTAATATTTTCCAAGTATCCGTTCTCGATGGATAACTATTAAATGACGAATAATCATATGTAAATGATTGGTCAGAACTAGATCCCTTTTCAACTCTACCAGTTTCAAGGCTTCTCATAGATGTAGGTTCATTATATAAACCTTTATTTTTAATATCCCTCAAAATTGAATTAGTGTCAATACCACTCGTATAAGTAGTATTGGTATTACCGAAAAACGCATTAGTGCCTGTTGTTGTAAACGTACCATAAGTTGGTATTGTGGTATTCGTATTATGTGTTGTGTAAGTGTATGGTGTAACATTATTAACATTCCAAGATGGATTGTTGATGGTTAATGAATTACCACTTTTATACAAGGTCCTAGTTGGTAGAATGTCTTCATTATAAAACTTAACAACTACATCACCATTTTTTTGAATGGCTTGTTTTGTTTGTTTATCATTCCCATCAATAGAATAAGTTTCGAACAAAAATTTCTTAGCTTCATCCATATAACGTTCAAGAAATACTCTTTCGCCAGGACGAATAATAATACCTGAACCAATGGAATTACCATTTAATTCAATTTTTGCTAATACTTTATTTTGATTGGGATTATAAAGTTCGATTTCGAACTCATCACCGTTTTTAAGATATACGGTGTCATTAAACTGTTTTAATCTTTGTTTACTTTTTGTAATAAAAGATTGAGGCACAGACGCCTGCAATGTGTAATTACTCATTTCCTTATATTTTTGTTTGTATTTGAACTCTAATTTGTTGGTGTCAATTCCAACTCGAATGTCTCAGGGACACTTGGACTTCAATCACAAGGTTTGATATAAGTATATAAAAAAATTAAAAATAGTAAATAGAATTTGGAATATTCCAAAAAACCTTTTACATTTGTGGTATGAAAAAAATATTAATATTTCTTTTTGTTGGATTGTGTTCATTCGCACCAACACACAAAAAAAAACATAAACACAAGAAAATCAAACATATAACACATAAAGTTATTGTTGATACTGTCGTTGTTTATAAAAAAGATACGGTATATATACCCTACAATAAAGTAAATTACCATTGGCTATATTATGAGATTTGTCAACAAGGTATAAAATACCCTGACATAGTATTTGCCCAAGGGGTTTTAGAATCCGGCCATTTTACCTCAGATAAATTCAGAGATGGTAACAATTTATTTGGAATGAAACTTTCTAAGTATCGAAAAACCACAGCAATCGGTGAAAAATACGGACACGCTGCATATGAAAGTTGGTTTGAATCAGTACAAGATTATAAACTTTGGCAAAATACGATACCCAAAAAATACCTTAAAAATAGATTTACTTATCTTTATTTTGTTGAGAGTAGATATTGTGAATGTACTGGGTATAAAGTACAATTAGTAGATATTATCAGAAGATTCAAAAAACATTTTAATCCACACGAAAAATAGAACTATGAAAAAGTTTATTACAATGTTACTGATTTTATCATTTTTAAATGGGCTTTCACAACCCTCTGTTAAAAATTCCAAAACATATCAATGGGATGGAAAAATATTAACAAAAAAACAAATGGATGATACCTTAAAAGTTTATTTTTTTAAATTTTGTGATTCAGTTAAATTAGTATCACAAAAAAAATAAATTATCTAACACCATAATTCGGTGAATAAATCTTTTTGAAAGTTCTAATTTTCACTAACTGATCAGGAGTTATTACATTTGTTTCAGCTCCTGCTCTAGTATTCCACCATTCATAAGGAATTTCATATTGACCTAAAACTTGTGTCGGTACTGTGTCTTTTTTGACTTCAGTGAAAATTATATTTTGACTACTTGTATCCAAAATTCCTGAATCTTTAATGTCTTTTGTTTTCACAAAATCATAATTCGCATATCCAATCAAATCATAACCTAAACGAACTACTTCACCCAATCTTCCGTATCTATCATATATTATTTTACCTGTAGTCGGTGTCGGTGTCGGTGTTGGGGTTTTTTGTGCTGTTAAAACAATTGTAGCTTTTACAAATTGTTCAGCAACATATTTTGGATCATTTTTATTGTTACCTCTCACATATGGAGTCTTGCCAATTATAGGAGCACTCACTTCTATTATAGGCGATATATTCAAATTCTTTTGTAAAATTGGTTGTAAATACGCTTTTAAAATCTCACCTCTCTTAGCTGCTAACGAACCAGGTTGTTGAAATGGTGCTTGATTTGTTACTTGAGATTCTCCAGGTGTAATTACTACTTTAAAATCTTTAAGTTTTTTATCTTTAATAAAATCAACTATTTGTAATACTTTATTATTTATGTCTCCTTGTTTTGAAGTATCTAATTGAAATTGTCCACTTTGGAAGTTGGTTCCAAAATCCACTGTTAAACCGCCATTGTTATTTTGAGTAGGGGCCGCTTGTTCTGAAATAATTTTATCAAAAATTCTTTTTACTTGTTCTTCGGTCAATACGATTTTTTTCATTAAATGAAATGTTTTTATATAAATATTAAAAAATAGTGAATAAATAAAGTTTAGTCTATTCAAGTGTATTTATAAATAAAATACATTTATGGACATTTCAAAATTAAAAGGACACGTTCCTGATTCAGTTTTAGCACAAATACCTGATGCAATTGACAAATTTGAACTTAATACACCGTTGAGACTTTCTCACTTTTTAGCACAATGTGCACACGAAAGTGGCGATTTCAAAGCAGTTCAAGAAAATTTAAATTACTCTGCAAAAGGTTTAGCAGGTACTTTTCACAAGTATTTCTTAACAGAAGAAGCTGCGGTACCTTACGAAAGACAAAAAGAAAAAATAGCGAATAAAGTTTACGCTAGTAGAATGGGTAACGGTGATGAAGCAAGTGGTGATGGTTGGAAATATCACGGTCGTGGTTTTATCCAATTAACAGGTAAGGATAATTATAAAGCATTCACAGCAGTTATTGGTGAGGATTGTGTAGCATCACCTGATTTAGTTGCTACAAAATACCCTTTGGCATCTGCAGGTTGGTTTTTCAATAAAAACGGATTACATAAAATTGCAGATGGTGGAGCCACAGACGCAGTTGTTACTTCTATTACAAAACACGTTAACGGAGGAACTTTAGGTCTCGATGATCGTATAAAACATTTCAAAAATTATTACGCGTTGTTAGCATAAAAAAAAGGGGGATTAATTCCCCTTTTCTATTTTTATTGATTTATAAAATTCATTTTTAATGATTCTATTTCAGTTAGAATTACTTTAACTTTTTCTTCTAACATAATAAGTTTCATCAAATTATTTGCGGTAACCGCTTCTTCACCGATATTTTCTAATAACTTATTTTTTAAAGCTATGTTGTTTTTTTCCTTTTTTCTAAGGAAATATTTTCTTGAGTTCTCTTTTGTACAATTGATACAATAATTGCTGAAACCATCAAAGATTAAACGATTTTTATAAAAATGGTCATTATCTAATGGTTTGTCACATTTACACCCTGAACATTTTTTTGTAGTCATTTCTTGCATATCTTTATTTTGAAATGCAAATATATGACAAAAGGAGTGAAATAAAACTAATTTTTTAAAAAATATTAAGCTGTTTTTGCAACACTGAACGCAATAACATCACCGGCTTTCAAATTTCTTGGGTTATTTTGTAATAAGTCATTGGCCCACAATATGTTATAAGTACCATTACCCCCTAAATTTCTTACTATTGAATCAACCGTTTCCCCTTGTCTAACTAAATGTAATTTATAAGTTTTATCTTGATCTAAAACGGCTAATTTTTTATTTGAGAATGCATATTTTCCACCCATTTGTGGTTTTACTGTTCTCATTTGTGTAGAAACAGGTTCATTTGCATAAACATTATTAAATGATTTTTCAGCACTAGTTGTTTGTTCAACTAATTGATTATCAATTATTTTTTTTATTTGGGATTCTGTGAAAATATATCTCATATTAAGGTCTTGTTGTTTTTTTCTTATTTAATTTATCGTTCTCGCTTCTAAGATATTCAACTGTTACTTTAAGTTCAGCAACTTGACGAGTCAAATCTAAAATCATTTGTCTCATTTGGTCTTTTTCTTTACCTGCGGCATCTAATAATGCTTCTAATTTGGATATTCTATCTTTACAATCGTGTCTGATGAAGTCCTCATCGCGTTCCTTATGCATAGCTCTTTTCTCATAAAATCTCCAAGCGCTTGCTGAACCTAGTACACCAATAGCGGTACCTAAAACTGCGTAAATTGAATTTATATCCATATGTTTATATAAATATAAAATATTTTTCAATTTTTTCCAATTTTCAACTATTCCTGCTGAAATAAATTTTAGTGTGACAAATAGTTACACTAATAATAACTCAATCATCTCAAGATGGCAGTTACAAATTGGTTTAAAATATTTGTTTAATTAATCCATATAATAATAGGATTAAAATAAAAGGGGAGGCTTTATAGTCTCCCTTTTTTTATGTATATTTATCAATATAAAACAAAAATTATGAAAAGAGTATTAGCATTGATTACCATTCTTTTAGTGTTTTTCACTATCGGCGGTAGAACACAAGATTTAGTAGTTTTGAAACACACAAACTACACAACGACTTATTCTAAGTCATTAAAATATCCTACTTTAGTGGAATGGTGGGATACTAAAGCAAAAGTTGGTTGCGCAACTCCAATGGCTCGTAAAGACCAATTTGCTCCAGATCCGTTAGATATTGTAGATACTAAAATCCAAGCTGATTATGATGCTGCTAATCAAGCACATAAAGCTAAAGGTTCAAAAGGATTCGATAGAGGTCATATGTGTCCTGCAGCTGATAATTTATGTCAAACTCCTGAGGTTCAAACTGAATGTTTCTATTTTTCTAATATGGCTCCACAATATCACGCTTTAAATGCTGGTGATTGGAAAACATTAGAAACAGCAGAAAGAAACTGGTCAATTCAGAATGATTCAGTTCACGTATGGTGTGGTAATTTGGGTAAAGCAGAGGTATTAGGACCCGATAATATGGCTGTACCTACACAATGTTGGAAAGTAGTTTATATTGTAAAAACAAAAGAATGGTTAGCTTTCCTATTTGATAATGTTGATGGAAAACAAACAGGTTTAGAATCACATAAAGTATTAGTTGCGGATATAACTAAATTAACTGGAATTAAATTTAAATAATGTTACCTAGAGAATTTGTTAATTATCAAGATAAATTATATTGGGTCTATAAGAAAATGGCCTCAAGTAAGATTAAGGAAGGTTACACAAATGATCTAAAAGAATTTTGGAGATGTGACGTTGTTGTTAGAAATCCTAATGACAACGTCCTTCTTTTTTTGAAGGAAATACCTGAAGCGCAAGTTATAAGTTAAACTAAATCTTTGATTTTTCTAATACATAAATGAGTGAATAGTTCCTCATTTTTTCTCGCCTCCTTTTCGTAAGGATGGTTTTTATAATAATATTTTTTATATAATTCCATATATTTTACATCTGATTGTAAATAATGGGTATATTCGTGAATAACTGTCGAAACAACCTCTTCAATGGTTAAACAGTTTTTATCATAAACTATTATTTTGTTTTGTTGAGCATAAAAGACACCACTTATAAATCTCTCAGTTTCTTCTTTAACAAAATTGATTCTAACACTAACTTTGGGTAAATCTTTTCTACGTTTATTAATACCCATATTCTCTCTACACCACCTTGTGGCTAACAATGCGTAACGCCTTTTGGTTTTGATGTCGAGATTTTTTTTAGCCATTTTCTGCGGTATCTGTTTTTGTTTTTATTTTTCTCTTAGTTGGTTTAGGTAAAATATAATCATTAACAGCTTCAAAATTGTTTGAAATGTCTTTCAGAATACTAGCAAATTCGTAATTTTCTGATTCTTCGTTCTTTTTCATAAGAACTACTAAAAAACTTCTAAGCTCATTATCACTTAATTTTGCTCTATTACTAACTGAGTTTTTCATTAATTTGAAAACCATATATTGAACATTCATCTTTTTTTCAATAGGTAACTCGAAATAACTTTCAACATTAACATTGTCTAAAATGATGTTACTCACATTTTCTAAAAATAAAATAAAGGAAGGATGGTTCAAATTCACTCTCATATCTTTCGTTTTAAATAAATACTATTTTGATTAATATAAAATAAAAAAGGGATAAAAAAAACATTTTATCCCTTTTATTTTTTCGTTAACTGTTCTTATTTGGCCCATTTTCCACGACTCACAATTTGTGCAATTATTCCATAAACAGACAAATCCGAATAACTATCTTGTACACTTTCTCCAACAGTATCCTCTTTACCAAGCAAAACAAGTTGTTTCAATCTTTGGATCTTGTCATTCATTCTGAACCACAGACCTGTAAGTGATAGTTTAACTTCTTCAGGGGTTTCCAATTTAGTTCCTACAGAGATGTTATCAGGTCCATAATTCAATTGTTTTCTACAGAACAACTCATATTGCTCCCTCATAATTTTCTTGAATTCTGTGGTTGTTTCAGGGTATTTCTCCTCACATTGTTTAATAGGAGATAATAGGGTTTCTTTTTCTTCTGCCATAATTAAAGGTATTTATTAAAATATAAGAAAAAATTACTGATAAACCAAATATTTATATAAAATAACTAAAAATGGCATCAAACGCATATAAACAAATGCAAGCAGGGGGTGGTCCTGGAAAAGAAGAATCGGGAGAAAAGAAGACCAAACACACATCACTTATCAAAATGTTAACATTTAGAGTGGTTCCTGCATATTATAAAGAAATTGAAAAAGTTGCTAATCGTAAAAAAATTACTGTTTCTAAATTGATCAGAACCTATATTTTGGAAGGTATGAAAAGAGATAATGAAATAAGTAATTCACAAGGACAAGAATATACAGGATAATGGAAAATACTATCTTAGAAAATAAAATTAAAGAAATAGTGAACAATGTTCTTACTGAAGAAGCTGCTAAAGTTTCTCGTTATGAATTTGGTCGTGTACAGTTCAAAATAGACGAATTAGAGAACTCATTAAATGAAACAATAAAGGAACTAAGAAAATTACAAGATGCTGTTCCTAGTGGCTTAAAAAACGTAGTTAACGGTCGTTTAACTAATGTATCTAAAAACCTATACGAATCTAAGAAAACAATATTAGAACTTAAAGAAAAAGTTAAAAAGTACAAAAGAAATCTTTATTCTCAACAAATAGAAGAAAAAAAATAGTCGATTATTTTTTATTTTTTAAAACTTGTTTACCTTCTTCTGTTAAAAAAAACACCTCTTCAGTGTCGTCATCCTCATAAGAATTTACCAACCCTTTATCTTTCATTTCATATAAAATGGTACCTGCAATTATTAATTTGAGTATCGCTTCCATTTCTTCCTGATTGAATGCTATATCTTCTGATAAATCCTTACCATCGATAAATTTATCGGTTAATTTATCACAAAAAACTGTCATAGCATAATCGGTCGATTCTAAATCAAATTCTTCAAAAAACCCATCTTCATTTAGGGTGGAGATATATATTTCAGCTAATTCTATTATTCCTGGTTGATATATTTTATTCATAATGATTGATTAATTTAATTATACCTAAAATTTTTGATAAAAAAAATTAATTAGTTGAATTTTTGTTAATTTTTTCATATATTATGATTAAAATAATATAGATGAAAAAAAATAAGATATTCATTCAAATTGCGTCTTACAGAGACCCACAATTACTACCAACATTAAAAGATTGTATCGCTAAAGCAAAAAATCCCAAAAATTTAGTTTTTTCAATTGCTTGGCAACATTCACCAGATGATGCTTGGGATAATTTAGATGAATATAAAAACGATAAGAGATTTAAAATTGTTGATATCAATTATAAAGATTCTCAAGGTGCTTGTTGGGCGAGACATCAACTTCAACAACAATATAATGGAGAAGAATATACATTACAATTAGATTCACATCACAGATTTATTGAAAATTGGGATGAAGAGTTAATCAATATGATTAAAGACTTACAAAGCAAAGGTCATAAGAAACCTTTGTTAACTGGATATGTTTCATCGTTTGATCCTGATAATGACCCAGCGGGAAGAGTGATGCAACCTTGGAAAATGAATTTTGATAGATTTATTCCTGAAGGCGCAGTTTTCTTTTTACCTGCAACAATTGACGATTATCAATCAAGAACTGAACCAATACCTGCTAGATTTTATTCAGCACATTTTTGTTTCACATTAGGACAATTTGTAACTGAAGTACCACACGATCCTGAATATTATTTCCACGGTGAAGAAATATCAATTGCTGTTAGAGCTTATACTTGGGGATATGATTTATTCCATCCTCACAAAACAATTGTTTGGCACGAATACACAAGAAAAGGTAGAACTAAACAATGGGATGATGATCCAAAATGGGTTACAAGGAATTTAGAATGCCACAAAAGAAATAGAAAACTTTTTGAAATGGACGGCGAGGTTAAAGATATCGATTTCGGACCTTTTGATTTTGGTAAAAAAAGAACATTAGAAGATTATGAAAGATATGCTGGTGTTTCATTTAAAAGAAGAGCAATTCAAAAATATACCTTAGAAAATAATTTAGCTCCAAACCCTCCTTTATATGGTGAAGAATTTGATGCATCGTTTTTGAGTATTTTCAAACATTGTATCGATATTGGATTTGATAAAGTACCTGAAAGTGATTATGAGTTTTGGGTGGTTGCATTCCACGATGAGAAAGATGAAACAATGTTCAGACAAGATGCCGATGCTAATGAAATTGCTAGAGTTAAAAGTGATCCTGATGGATATGGTAAATTATGGAGAGAATTCCAAGTAGATAAAAAACCATCATATTGGGTTGTGTGGCCTTATAGCACATCTAAAGGTTGGTGTGAAAGAATAACAGGAACATTATAATGGTTAAAATTCATAATAGTAAGATAGCTGATATTGGTTATTATATTAACTTGGATAAGAGAACTGATAGAAATCAACAACTATTAAGTAATCTTAATGAATTTAATATAACAGGAGTTAATAGATATTCCGCAATATCCGACGGACCGGCCCCGCAGTTAAATTTAGTTAATACAACATTCCAAATATATAAAATATTTTTGGAGTCTGATGCTGAAAGTTTATTAATCTTAGAAGATGATTGTAAATTTTTAGACATATTAAAAAGCGATTATGAAAAAATATTTGATGACATTAATAACACAGATTGGGATTTATTTTGGTTAGGTTGTGTTAATAGAAGAGAACCAAGATTTTATAAAAATAATTGTTACCAAGTTTCTTCAGTTAGTTATGCACAATCTTATGTAATAAAAAGAAAAATGTGTGAAGATGTATTGAAAAATTTTGAGAACAATTGGAATAATTTGTGTCCTGATGAAATGTTATCTTTATTTGCGTATGGTTATGATATAGCATCGAATCCAAATAAATTCGAATTTTATAAACAAAACCAACCATTAGACGTTTTCACAACAGAATACAAATGTTTAACTTATGAATCTTCTTTAACTACACAGTATAACTCTCATTCTGATTTATGGCATCATATGACCAATTTAGAAGAATGGATTACTAATCATCATCCAAAAAAATAATAATGAAATTAGTAACAGTTACTTGGTCATACGAAGATGAGCCTAAAGTAGATAATTCTTTTTTGGTTCTTTCTTTTTTAAAAAATAATAACATAAGTGACATACATAATATCCATTTTAATAGAAACAATTATAAAGATTTAGAGTCTGAATTCAATGAAAAATTCGGTAATCAATATGAATTCTTGTTATATAGAATTTTTTTATTAAAAGATTATTTGTTGAAATCCGATCTCGAAAATATTGTATTTGCGGACACAAATGATGTGGTTTGTTTGAATAGCATTAATAACATTGTTATAGACCCAAATTCCGTTGTTTTCTCAAGTGAACGACATAGATATCCAAATGAAGAAAGTATCGGGAATTGGTCTCCTACGCACTTATATCCTGAATATAATAAAATCAATGAATTATTCCTTAATGGTGGTTTATCTTATGGTACTAAAGAATCGTTTATAAAATTATTTGATATATGTATAAATGAAATTTTTCCTTTGGAGTATAAAAATTTTGGTGGGGACCAAGGAGTTTATACTTATTTCTTTATAAACCAAAATGACGGATTGATAAAAATTGATGAAACCAAATATTTTTTAAGTACTTATTTAAAATCCCCTAACGATTTTAGAAAAGACGATATTGGTGTTTATTCGTTAAAAACTAATTCATATCCGATTTTCATTCACGATAATGGATGGAATTACGGTAGTCCAAAATTTATAAACCATTTTAATTTGATATGATATTTGTAACAATTTGTATAGGTGAAGAAAGAAGAAATGACACTATGCACCTGTTAAATGATTTAAGAAACTTAGATTATAAAGTTTATTTGTTGACAAATATCGAATTTGACATTCAAAAATTTCAATTTTATAATGTAAAAATAGTCAAATTGGATGTTGATTCTTGGAATGATTTCCAAAGATTTCAAATCATAAAAACAGCATTTTTAAACGAAACAGATGAATATGTATATTATTTAGATTCGGACTCTAGATTTTTTAATTTCAGGAATGAAAAATTCGATAAAGAAAAATTTGAAAATCTATTATCAACTATAGACTTTGATATTATGTGTCCGTGGTTTTTAGATCCAATTAAAACCCAATTGATACCACCAAATATAAATGACAATATAAATTATAGAAATTTTAAATTTGGATTCAATTCTTTGATTGAGTATTTCAAGACAAAAAATAAAAATTACTATGAAGATATCGAAAAATGTTCTCCTTTAGAAACTTTACTTATTTTTAAAAGGAGTGACAGAATGATATCCTTTCTTGATGAAATGTTAATAATTGTAGATAAATTGATTGTAGAAGAGAAAAAAATTGGTAGAATCTATCTTGCATCAGGTTGTGGATTTGCTATGAGAATGATGTGTAGCGTTTACAATATAAACATAATTACAAATAAAATAGTTTATCATTTTTTCAAAGGTAATTTCTTAAAGGAAGTTTTTTTATTTGATTCAATAATAGACAGAAACGAAACAATTTTTTAATGAAAAAATACTCCTTAATTACTACTTATTATTGTAAAGATTGTAACTATTCAACAGATAATCGATTTAATTTCGATGGTAATTCGGAAGATTTCTACATTAATTTTTCCAATGAATTTTCACCATTTGATATGGATAAAATACCGTATGTTGGTGTTACAAAAAGGAGAGATTTAGTTTATGGTAAAATATTTTTATTAAAAGATTTTATAGAAAAAAATATATTAGATAAATACGAATATTTGTGTCATATAGATTATAGCGATACTAAATTTTCAGGTAGCTTTATGGAAATGATGAAAAAATTTGAATCATCCAATATGGATTTTATAATATCAACAGAAAAAAAATGCTGGCCATATCTTCACTCAGTCAATAACTGGTTAGATTCTCCATCATCAGACGAAGAGTTTAAATTTATAAATTCGGGTGCAATTATATCAAAAACTGAAAAATTTTTACTATATTTAAATAAATTAATCGACATATGTTTAAATGAAAATATTGATTTTTGGGACGATCAGGGAGTTTGGCAATATTATAATTTGAAGATAGAAAAATTAAACGCAGATACTAATTGTGAGTACTTTTTTTCAACCTCAGAATTGGATGAAACTTACTATACAATTGAAAATAATAAAATAAAAACTAAATTTGAAACATATCCTTATTTAATTCACGATAACGGTAGTTTCAACTTAAACTTAATATCAAAAATATGAGCGGAGTAGCAGGACACTTTTTTTATAAAGATACCATCATTTCACAAAACCCAAACGTAGCGGGACCATTCAAAACATTATTTGAAACAATAAAACCAAATCAAATCCTTGAAGTTGGTACATCCCACGGAGGATTAACATTGTTATTGAGAGATTTATTAGACGAATCGGGTTTATCTGAATGTCAATTAACATCGTATGATGTTTTAGATTTTCAGAGATACGGATTAGATAAAGCAATAAATGAGGGTGCTAAAATAAATTTCATACTTAAAAATGTTTTCAATCATCAATACAATGATTTAGTGGAAATAGATGAAATTGTTAATTATATCAAACAATCGGGCCCTACAATTGTATTGTGTGATGGTGGAAGTAAAAAGAACGAGTTTAAAATATTGTCTAAATTTTTAAAACCAGGTGATATTATTATGGCTCACGACTATGCTGCTAACCAGCAATATTTTGAAGAAAATATAAAAGATAAAATTTGGAACTGGTTAGAAATACAAGATTCAGATATACAAGAAGCGTCTGATGAAAATGGATTAACTCCATTCCAACAAGATAACTTTACCAACGTTGTTTGGGTTTGTAAAATAAAAAATTAATATGTCTACAACAATAGTAACAGGTATTTGGGATATTAAAAGGGACCAATTATCAGAAGGATGGAATAGAAATTACGATCATTACTTAAATAACTTAGCTAAGTTGATGAAGTGTGATGATAATATGATAATTTATATTGAAGAAAAATATAAATCATTCGTTGAAGAAAGAAGGGACACTTCCAATACAATGATAATTGTTAGAGAACTCGATTGGTTCAAAAGTAATGGTGAAATGTGTAGTATGATTGAAAAAATAAGAACTAATCCTGATTGGTTTAATCAATCTGGTTGGTTACCTGAAAGTACTCAAGCAAAATTAGAAATGTATAATCCAATTGTTATGTCAAAAATGTTTTTGATGAATGACGCAGCAATATTGGATCCATTCAATTCAACTAATTTAGTTTGGATTGATGGAGCATTGACAAATACAGTTCACGAAGGTTATTTTTGGCACGATAATGTAGTTAAAAATTTAGATAAGTTTTTCAATAAATTTAGTTTCGTTTGTTTTCCCTATGACGGTAAAGTAGAAATACACGGATTCAAATATCAGGAGATTTGTCAATACGCTGAAGATGTAGTTAACAAAGTAGCTAGAGGTGGAATTTTTGGTGGTCCTAAAGAAATTATCAGTAGAGTAAACGACATTTACCATTCGTTATTGATGGAGACGCTATCAAAAGGTTTGATGGGTACTGAAGAAAGTATTTTTACGATTATGGTCTACAAATATCCTGAACTTTTTCAGTACTACGAAATTGAAATGAATGGATTATTGGGGATGTTTTTCGAAAATCTAAAAAATAAAAATTTATACCCGAAAACAGAAAAAGCCGATACGATTAAAATTAATCCACACGATAAGAACAACGTCGCTCTTTATGTATTGACTTATAATTCACCAAGTCAATTTGAAAAACTCTGCTTATCTTTTGGTGAATATGATGAAGATTTTTTGAATAAACCAAAGAAATATCTTATCAATAATTCATTGGATCACACTACAGATGAAGCTTATAATAACTTATGTGTTCAATACGGATTTGAAGAAATTAAAAAAGATAATATAGGTATTTGTGGTGGTAGACAATTTATAGCTGAACACGCAGATGAAAATGGATTCGACTATCATTTCTTTTTTGAGGATGATATGTTTTTTTATATGGGTGAGGATGAATTTTGTAAGAATGGTTTTAGAAGAAAAATTAAAAATTTCTATGATATTGTTATGAATATTACTTGGAATGAGAATTTTGATTTTTTAAAATGGAATTTTACGGAATTTTTCGGTGATAACAGTAAACAATGGGCTTGGCATAATGTACCTGCAGGAGTTAGAGCTGAATTATTTCCTGAAAAACCCGTTAAAACAACAATTGATACCAATGCTGCTCCATTCTTAAAATTCAAAAATATAAAATCATACAGAAAAGTTCCATATGCAACTGGCGAGATTTATTATTGTAATTGGCCTCAAGTGGTTTCAAAAGAAGGAAATAGAAAAATGTTTTTAGATATTAAATGGGCCCATCCATTTGAACAAACTTGGATGTCTTATATGTACCAAGAAACGTTGAAAGATAATTTATATCCGGGTATTTTATTAGCAACACCTACCGAGCATAATAGATTTGATTTTTATTCCGGTAGCCATAGAAGGGAAAATTGATATATTTATTACTACACAAAAACACCATAATAAACTAAACAAACCCCAGATGGACGACGGTGATAGTAAAACAAATACACAAAATCAAACATCATTTTTCTCACAAAGAGAAAAGATTGATGTTTTACAAAGAGACATCTCTGATGTTAGCAATGTTCTTCCTACCTTTTGGATACGATGCCCTTTTCAAATTAATAATGGACGCAACTGGTTCGTATTGGATAGCCGATATCGTTTTCTATTCTATTTCGGGATCTTTCTTTACGTTATACTTTTTATTCACGAGATACTTAAATAAAGAAAAAACCTCCAATTAGGAGGTTTTCTTTTTTTCGTCTGGTTTTTGTAAACCTTTCTTTAATTCTTCTTTTTTGGTGTTATCACCTTTAATTGCTGACTTATGCTTTTCAAGAATTTTCTTTTTTTCTTGGTCAGTCATTCCAAATGGATTACTCATAGTTTATATTTTATTCATTATTGTTAAACACTCTTCTTTTTTATATTTCAATACCTGACATTTCTCATAATCTTCTATGTCTATAAGGGCTTGGGTTAAAACATCGATTATTTCTATGTAAAATTCTAAATCATTATCATAGATTAAGATTGTCCTGTTATTATTATAATCAATTAATGTTTCATAGTCAATAGAAATCACATAATTATATATCATTTCTAAATCATTATCGTGATAATTGTCTACTTGTAATATTCTCGTAGCTTTTAACAAAAAATTATATGCAGGGTACATACTATAAATACTACAAAATATTCCTCATTTTTTTGTCTAAGATTTTGAAACATTCATAAAATCCTTCTATTTCAATATCCTCCCGATTTTGTTTGGAACAATCGCCCAAACCAAAAACAACCCCATTACTCAAAGATACTGAAAATATCCATTGGGACGGTTTACATATCTCAGTAGTTAAATAAACACCTTCTTTATCAAAAAAATAATAGAGTTTTTTAATATCATAAAAATAAAGACTCGAAATGCTTATAATTCCTAAGTTTGGAAACATCCTTTCCTTGAATCTTTTAAAGGCAATAGGATATAAAAATTCAATCGTATACCAGTCCATACTTTTAATTATGTTCATTTTAGTTGATTTTATATATATGACTTATAAAAAAAAATTTCTTTTGAAAAAAAACCAAATAATTATGATTATTTGAAATGAATATATTAGAACATTATTACATAGAAGATAAGAAAACCCTTTATATTGAATTTTCAACAAAAGAAGATGGTGACGATTTTTATCGAATTTTAGAATTGGGTTTTGAAGATATTGAATACTATTCCCCCACTATCATTTATGAGGATGAATTAAGAAGTATTGACGAGATTTTTATATTTGACCTTATTGAGCAATATTTATTAGATAACGATCTACCAGAGGAACAGAAACTCTGATATTTATATTTGTATGACCGATAATCAAAAAGAACAACTTAAAAATTTTGCTAAATTTGTAAGAGAAAAATTGGAACTTGAAAAAGCCCCTATTATTTCTATTCAAAATGGTAGAGGTGATTTGAAAACAACAGCAAATTACGATTATACCAAGGAAAAAAAAGTTATTAAGGTAAATGCTAAGAACAGAGCATTGGTTGACGTAATGAGGAGCTTAGCGCACGAAATGACCCATCACAAACAATATGAACAAGGTAGACTCAAAGTTAAACCACCAGATATTGGAGGTGAAATTGAGGATGAAGCTAATGCCAAAGCGGGTCAGTTTATTAAAATGTATTCAAAAATAGACCCATCAATATACGATTTCTAAAAATATTCATTCTCTCGATTAAAATATGTATATTCTTTGATATTTATTACCTATGAAGGTATGTATAACCGAAAAACAACTTAAACTATTATTATCCAAACGTATTCAAGAAATTGAATTAGGTGAGGCTGATGAGGCACCATCAAGTGGTGATTCATCTCCTAAATCAGGAACATCGGATAAACAATCAGGTGGTAACGGTTATCCTGAAGTATCTAAATGGGAAGACGTTGTGAAAATAACGAGAGGAGTTGCTAACCCAATTGATTATAAGTTGAAATGGGAAGATGAGATTGATATAACAAGAGGACCCGATAATCAATTAAAGTAATATTTATATATTAATGGACTATAGAAAAAAACAATTTACAGAAAAAACAACATTATTTGGTTTGATACCAAAAAGAGGATATGTTTTTGAAGCATTAGCAACTGTAAATGGTCGTTATATTATTATTCAAGATAGTGTGTTCGATTTACAAGAACAAGTCACAATAGGTAATTTATGGGATTCATTGGATATTTTTAAAACAATATTTCAAAATACTGAGGTTGAAGATAAAGAATATGGAATTGTAAAAGAAAGTATTTTAAAACTTCCATTGTTAGAAACAAAACAAAATTTACACGAATTAAGAGATTTATTGATTGAATGGAGTTTTTTTGATGATACTTGGGTTGGTAAGCAATTGAAAAATGCAGGAACGAGTATTGCTGATGCAGCAAGTGAGGCTTGGGAAGGAGCAAAAAAATTAGGACTTGCTATAAGTAAAGGTGATTGGGGTCAAATTTTAGGTTTATTAGCAAAAGGGGTAAGATTCATATTAAGGAAACTTAAAGATGCTTTATATAGTAATTTAGGGATGATTGTTGATGGTATTTTATTAGCAACAGGTGTTGGTAAAGGAGCACAAATGGTTGCTTGGGGTTTAGTATTAGCTTTAGACGTTTATCAATTTATTTTTAATGATTACCCTAGTGATGAGGCAAATAAAGCAACTTGGCAAAAATTATTAGATATTGGTTTAGACGCTATGGGCTTTATTTTTGCTGGTGGTGTTGCAAAAGCTTCTAAAATATTATTAAGACCAATATTAGAAGTTGGTGCAGAAGATAGTGCTAAAATAGCAAAAACTGTGGCAGAAAATCCTGAAATGAAATCCACATTAGTAAAAATTGGAGATGCCATTTCAAATGTCCCTCAAAAATTAGCATCAGTACAAACATCTTTAACTAAAACTTTTCCTAAAGGGGCTGAATTTATTGGTGGTATTTTGGGTAAGTTAGGAAGTGCTTTAAGTGGATTAAAAAATTTTATAATCAAAATAACTGGTGGTGCAGGAAAATTAGGAAAGGGAATTAGAGCAGGTGCAATTGGTGGTGGTATAACATATGCATTAGACCCTGCAAGAAAAGCAGCGGAAGGAAGTGAAAATGGTTTGAAAAAATTATATAGTCCAGAAATGGTAAAAACACAAAACATAAAACCTAAAATTGATTATAGTAATTATAGTGAAGACGAATTAGAATCGCAGATTAATGCTGCTTAAAATATTTATAAAATATGGAAAAGAATTTATTACAAGAAATAAAAAGAATGCGTGAAATAATGAATCTTAATGAAAATGAAAATTTATTATTTGAACAATCTTGGCTTAAAAATTTGTTTAGTATAGAAGGTGAAGATGCTGCAAGAGCATTAGGTAAAGATTTGAAAACAGGAGCATCAGAAGATTTGATTCAAGCACTTAAAAGTGGAGATGAAAATTTAATAGCAGCAGCTAAAAGTAGATTATTTGATGATGTTGCCAAAAAATTAGCAAGCGAAGGTATAGATTTGAAACAATATATGGAAATTAATCCAACAACGGGTAAACCTCAATTTAATTTTCAAAAAATGAAAGCTACCGGAGCTAAAGGGAAAATAATAAGCGCATTAGGCGTTGATAGTCCTCAAGCATATGCCGATTTTATGGTTGATTTCAAAAACAAAAATAAAAGTTTTTTTAACCAATCTGCAGAAGATTTAGGTTCTGGTGCTGGTAAAACAACAACTAATGGTGAAACTGTTGGAAATGAAACAAATGAATTTATTAATCAAGTTGACCCAAAAGAATTTCAAGATTGGGCAGATGCTATAGAATTAAGATTTGGTAAAAATTTTGGTTCTGATAAGTTAAAGAGAGCGGCTATAGATTACGCTTCAAAATTACCAGGCCAAACATTAGATCAAAAAATAAAATATCTTGAAGAAAATTTATCATCATTAGATGCGGTGTTTGCTAATAGAGCAGCAAATGCGACAGGAAAAAGGATCTCTTACTATCAAGGTATAAGAACGTTTATCGCTGATTTAGGAAGTATGATGAGACAATTACCAAGAAATCCAAAACAATTTGCAGGTATGGCTTTTAGAATTCTATCAGGTTTTGCGGTAATTGGTGCTGTTGGGGGTATCATAAAACCTGAAGAAGGTCACGGTCGTCTTTATAGTGCTATGAATGGCGTTAGTTTTGGTTTGTTAGGTATGTTTAATGATGCTCCAACAAAACCATCAGTAACAGGTGCCGGAAGTACTCCTACTCAAACATCAGCAGATAACAGCGCCACAAATACAAGCACAGGAACACAAACAACAAATGCAACCCCAACTCAAACTAAAAAATTAACTTGGTATTAAAATGAATGAGATATATCTAAAAAAATTATGGGACGCTCTTCAAGGAAATTTTGATGTTGGGACATATGAAGAATTTAAATCTCATATGGGAACACCAGAATTACGAAAAAAGTTTTATGACGTTATAACAGCTGAACATTTTGATATAGGTCCTTGGGGAGCGTTCGAAGCTCATTTAAGCGGTCAACTAATACCTGCATATGTTGGTACCGCAAAAGAATTTGTTGATCAAAAATCAACTAACTGGATGGTTTGTAAAGATGGTTTTCCTCCTAGTGGCATTCCATATGGATGTAAAAGTGACACTATAAGATTAATAAAACATATGTTAGGTTCAAGTAGTACAAATGATGGTGTTTACGGTAATGATTTTATCCAACAATTAGTAAATGATGGTTTTATAACTCCCGATAAAGGTGAGCAATACAAGAAAGACCATTCATTCAGAATAACTAAAGATTTATATAACCAAATAAGTCAAAGGCCAATGACTCACGATAAATTGGTCTTCAACCCATCTACTATTGCCGATGTTGATAGTGTAAATGAGTCAATAAAAATTAACACTAAAAAGGCTTTGAAATCTTACTTTAATTAAATTAAAAGATATTTATAATTAGAGTTTAAATGGTTTGGTCACCATTAAACGATAATACTTTAAAACGAAAAGGAGGTATTCCAAATCTCGACATTGAGGCGTAAGCCTCTTTGTTGTTTTATACCCTTTCAATAAAAAACCCCTACATTTCTGTAAGGGTTCCTGAGTGGCAAACAAAATTGATAAAATTTCATCCCATATGTCAAATATGAATTGATTTCGGATAAAACTAATAATGTGATTCCTGATAAACATATTAGTAGAAATGGTCATAAGGAATTGGCTAAAGATTTAATGAGAGAAATAGAAAAACAAATCTTTTAGATTAATTTTTAGTTAATCTACCTAATTTCCATCCAGTTGGGATTATTCCCATCATTTTTATTTTTTTATTTTTAATACCATTATTAATCCATTGAGATCCATATTGTGAATTTGATTCACCTCTACCTTGTCCCTTTTTTGATAATTTCATTTTTTCAATTGTTTCAGGTTTATGTTTTTTGCCTTCCCAAGAATAATATTCTTGTATTGTTTTCATTTCACCCATTTGATACCTTTTTTTATTTGCATTAGATATTTGTGTAGAACGTTTTTTTCGATATTCTTCATCTGTTTTTAATCTTTCACTATGTTTTAATCCGGCGGCTTGGGAGCACTTAAATTGATGTTCTTTATTAACAAATTTACCTCCTCCCAACCCACCGAATTTTAAGTTGTAACAATTAGGATTATTTACATGATTTTCGGTAATGATTTCTCTTTCCCTTTCAATTAGTTTATCTCTGGTATCACACCATTCTAAAATTTCAATTTTAAAATTATCGGCACCATACTTTCTAATTGCGTGTCTTAAATGAGTTCCACTACCAAGATATCCATCTTTTAAATTACTGGTTGAATGCATACCAATATAAAACTTATTATTAAGTAGATTGGTCGTTTTATAAATAAAATGAAATTTTTTTAACTTGATTGAGTTCGACATACTAATAAATATGTCGAAAACTCAAAAAAGTTGAAGTGTGGAGATGATGGGAGTTGAACCCATGTCTTGTTCGTTAAATCGTAGATGGACTACACGTTTATTCAATTATTCACAACTGACAAATATTCGGTTCTTATTTTTCCATCATTACCGATAACTGTGGGAGTTTCACTTAAGGTAGTTACTCTAACAGGACCTTTAACACTCTTTGGGTGGTATTACACCGTGAGGACTTCTGTTCCAAGGTTACATGTCCGCCGACCCGTTTGTAGGTGTTACTCTTAGGCTACAGCTACAGTAGAAGTTGCGATTAAACCACAAGCTTCCATAACGTTATAAACGTTGTCATTTGTTTTTCACCACCGTGGATTTAAGTCATAGATGATATCTGACTACGTGCCCATTTACCATATAATCGCCAATCAATGCCTGGCATCCCCATATAGTAATACAAAGATAGATAAAAAAAGGGTTAAAAACAAATTTAACCCTTAATAATCTATCGTTAAGAAAAAAATTACTTATCTTTCTTAGTAGCTTTTGTAGTTTTAGGTAACTTATCTGTTACTTTCTTAACTTTAGCCTTAACTTCAGCAACTTTCTCAGTTACTTCAGCTTTTACTTCCTTTACTTCCTCAACTACAGCAGTTTCAAGTTGTGTTAATTCAGCCGCCTTTTCTGCGATTGACCCACCACCCAATAAACTTTTAATTAATTCAATAATTTTTTTCATAAAATATCTGTTTTATATAAATATATGGAAAATTAAGAAATTTCTAAAGGGAGTTTTTTATCAAATAACGCCTCAAAGAATAATTTATTTTTTTCCCATTGTTTATTCGTAATACCAATTGATTTATGTGTAACTCCAAATTTCGTTGTGACACCTATTTTAACACCTTCTAAAAAGTTCTCAACACAAAATGAAATATCATAAAAATGGAATCCTTTAAATTCTTCATTAAATTCCTTCTTTATACGTTGTTTATGGACCATAAAAAATAAACCATCCACAATTACAACATTTTTAAGTTTCTCGTTAAATACACCCTTAGAATAATGATTAACGTGTCTTTTACCTTCATGTATATGACCAACAACTCCAAACATATTTTCACGATTTTGCCACCACATACCACTCGTTAATTTATCTGTTCCCGCAATACCAACAATACCATAATTTGTATTGATAGAATGACTACTCATCATCTTAACAATTTTAGGTGTCATGTTAGGGGTTTCCAAAATAAGATCATCGTGCATGAAAACAACGATGTCATTAACACTTTCTTTTAACCCTTTGTTATAGACTTGAGTTAGGGACATTTCGCCGTTGTTTTCATACATCAATATCTCAGTATCAGGTTGAGAAAACATTTTTCTAATATGTTCTCTATACCCCTCGTCAATCTTTCTTGTTGATACAACTACACTTACACTTTCTTTACTCTTCGACATAATTTGCTCTTATTTTACCATTAATTTCGACTAAGTCGATTACAATAGGTTTATTTGTTGGTTGATATCCTGCGGTACAAATTGACGCATTTACAAATAAAGTATCTTTACCATATTCAATACCATATCCTTCATGAATATGACCAAATACATTTACCAAAGGTTTAATTTCACCAATTCTATTTGTTAATAATTCACACCC